CAGAGGACTTTTTCTGCTCCTACGGTAAGAGAAAGGAGGGATAGCGTCATAAAACAAATGAAACCAACGACAAATGACCGCATTATTGCCGCTGCGTGGGTGCTGCTGATCCTGGCGGCGGCGCTGGTGGTGCTGACCGGCTTTTCTGAGAAGGGGCCGGAACGCGAGGAGCGCACGATTCTAGTGATCGAGGGCGGCCCACACGAAGAACCATACGAAGACCCGGACGACGCGGAGAAAAGCGCGGAGGCGGTGATTGCAGCCATCGGAACAGACCGGGAGGTTGAGACCTTCGGCTACGACGTGACGAAGGTGCTTCAGATCGTTACGGCAGAAGCGGGAAACGATGCCGACCAGTGCCGTGGCATTGTACAAGCCCTGTTTAACGCTTGCAATCGCCACAGAAACCGCTACACGCCGGAGGACGTATGCAGGGAATATCAGTACACCACCCCGGCGAGCTGGGCGTCTGACGCGGCGCTGAATGCCTTTTGTGAGGTGTTTGTATACGGCGAAACATTTACCGACATCGGCAATGCGACGGTGTTTTATAATCCCCAGATCGCCGGACACAGCGAATACCACGAGGGGCAGATTTACGTTTGCAGTATCGGAGATGTGAAGTATTTCGAGGAAGTGTGAAAAAGTGCTTAATTAGAATAACTACTTTAGAAAATCCGCGTTTTTGCACTATAAACTTTGCAAAAAGTGTGGTACAATGGTCACGGGGACGTGCAGGCCCTATGACACCTCCTATTCATCATCTTGCTAGCATTCATTTTTCATTCTCCTTTCTGTGGCCCGTCGTTGCACGGCGGCGGGCACACACGGCATTGTAGCTCAGTTGGAAGAGCGCCCAGCGGAAACCGCCGCCGATGGACGATGCAGGGTTCGATTCCCGCCAATGCCTCCATTCAACCGCTTTCCCGCCAGCGGTATATGACGGGTATACGCCGGACTGCGTGAGCTTCCCCACGATCAGGGGCGGGAGGTCGCGCCTCCCATCCGGCCCGAAAGTGTGCCGACACATAGAAAACGGCTGGGCAATACGGAGCCTGTAGAGACGGAATCCGAGACGAGAAAAGCGGTGCGGCACTACCGTGGGCAAGTGGCATAGCGTCCCGCCCGAAAGTGTGCCAGAACATTGAAGCGGTAGGCGCTCCGCCATGCGTTTACCGTGGAGTTCCGAAGGGTTGTGCGGATTCCTCAAGGCGGATAGGCGAGAGCCGAAAGAAAACGCACCATTGCCGCTTTATCCGTGTATCGAGCGGCTAAAAATAACACGGTTGCCAATAGACGTGCCGACCGTCCGGCGTAAAAGGCGGCTTGAAAAAATGGATAGAATGAGCAAAAGGGTGCCCGTTTTAGCCACTCCTGCTCTTGAAAGCAACTGCAAATAATCAACGAGAAAGGATTGATAAGATGTTGGTTGAATTGATGAAATTTGGAAAAGAAGAAAAGGCTTGTTGCACGAGCCTTGATGTCGCAGAAACGTTTGGGAAAGAGCATAAACACGTTTTAAGAGATATTCGAGAACTAAGGTGCAGCGAGGAGTTTCTGGTGTCCAACTTTGGACTGTCCCACTACGAGACTGCACAGGGCAAAAGTCAGCCCATGTACATAATGACCCGCGACGGGTTTACGCTTCTTGTCATGGGATACATCGGAGACGTTGCGATGAAATTCAAAGAGGCGTACATCAAGCAATTCAACGCGATGGAGAAAGCTCTTAGGGGCAAACTTGTTGAGCGGGAAAAGGGCATAGCCGTGCGTCAGGCATTGACAAAGGCGTTGCAGCAGTCTGCGGAGGATGAGCGGATGCACGGCCACGCCTACTCTACTTACACAAACTGCATTTATACTGCCCTGTTCGGGAAGAACGCAAAGCAGTTAAAGGAAGAATATTCGGTAGGAGAAAAAGAAAACTTGCGCGATTTTCTTTCTGCTGACGATCTGGCGGCCGTCCAGTCAATGGAGCGCCTCGTCAGCGGCCTTGTCGATTGTGGGTGGGGGTATGGTCAGGTAAAAGACTTTATCATGCAGACCAACACGCGCAAGCTCACGGCTTAACTTCAAAAAGAATGAAAACGTTGAATCGTTTTTGCCCGCAAGGGACTTTATCGGGGCTTATGCCCCATACGCGGCATAGGTGCCCCGTAAGGGGAGACCACAGCGAGTGACAGGGACTTTTCTTGAAGCGCTAAAGCAGGGCAGGACTGCAATGCCGTACCAGAGGCCGGGTAGCGCCCGGACAATGTGAGACCGTGCGGCATGGCTCACATGGAAATGACAACGTCCGCTGAAAACTGCGCTTGTCTTGATGCGTCAAGACCGGTTTGACCAGACGGAATAGGGGCTGCGACTTTTCGGAGCGTAGTTGCCGGTAGCGTGTGACAATCTAAGCGGGAAGCCGAACAAAAACGGAAAAGGAGAACGAAAGATGTTTATCAGCAAAAAGAAGTTCAACGAGGTTATCAAGGAGGCCACATGGAAGTAAAAAACAAGCGGCTGGAGGATATTATGCCGTATGCTGCAAATGCCAAGAAGCACGACAGACGGCAAATCAACAATGTGGCCGAAAGCATTAAATAGTACGGGTTCGTGCAGCCGATTGTGATTGACCGTGATGGAGTTATCGTCATTGGGCATTGCAGAGCGTTGGCTGCTCAGAAATTGGGCATGGAAGAAGTGCCTTGCGTCTGCGTGGACGATCTGACACCGGAGCAGGTGAACGCCCTGCGTCTGGTGGATAACAAGAGCAACGAGAGCGACTGGGACTTTGACCTGCTGGCTGATGAACTTCCTGGTATTGACCTGTCGGCGTTTGACTTTGATTGGGGGCTGCGTGATGAACTCGACACATCAGTTGTAGAGGACAACTACGATCCTGTTTTACCGGCAGAGCCGAAGAGTAAACTTGGCGATGTGTACCAGCTTGGAGACCATCGCCTTATGTGCGGGGATAGTACGTCCTTGGCGGATGTACAAAAGCTCGTGGGGTGGGCACAAATGGATTTGCTGCTCACAGACCCTCCGTACAATGTGGACTATCAGGGCACCGCCGGGAAGATTAAGAACGACAATATGGAGGATACGGCATTTAGACGGTTTCTTACGGATGCATTCTCCAATGCGGCGATGGTTATGAAACCAGGTGCACCGTTCTACATCTGGCACGCAGACAGTGAAGGGTATAACTTCCGAGGCGCGTGCAGAGATGCGATGCTGCGTGTCCGGCAGTGCCTGATTTGGGTGAAGAACTCCCTTGTGATGGGGAGACAGGATTTCCAGTGGAAACATGAGCCTTGCCTGTATGGTGAGAGCGAGATTGAAGAGGAAGCGCACGAACCTTGCCTGTACGGATGGACGGAAGGGAAGAAGCATTATTTCTTCAAGAACCGCAGGCAGACAACTGTGTTGAATTTTGATAAGCCTGTCAAATCTGCGGAGCACCCGACGATGAAGCCGATTAAGCTGTTTGATTACCAGATGCAGTGCTCCAGTAAGCCGGGTGAGAATGTGCTTGACTTGTTCGCCGGGTCCGGCACAACGATTATGGCAGCGGAGCAGAATGGCAGACACGCATACTGCATGGAGTTTGACCCAAAGTATGCCGATGTAATTATTGATCGCTGGGAAAAGTTCACGGGCAAAAAGGCGGTGTTGATCAATGACGATTGAGGACGCACAGGCCATAATGCAAAAAACAACCAGTCCCTACTTGAAGCGGGACATGGAGAAATTCATAAAACGCCAAAGGAGAAAGGAGGGTATGTGTGGCAAGACCAAGAAAAGAAATAGACCAGAAGCAGTTCGAGACTCTTTGCGGACTGCAATGCACCCTTCCGGAGTTCTGCGACGCACTTGACGTTACGGATAAAACGTTGGATGCGTGGTGTAAGCGCACATACGGAAAGCATTTTTCCGAGGTATTCGCCCAAAAGAGGGGGCGGGGTAAAATATCGCTGCGTAGAATGCAGTGGAGGCTTGCCGAAAAGAACGCTACAATGGCGATCTGGCTTGGCAAGCAGTACCTCGGTCAGCGAGACGAGCCGGAGGAAACCGTTGACGTGGAAGACACTGACGCCTATCTGAAAGAAGCGGGCATCGAATGAAAACGGTAACAATTCATCCGGCCTTTGGTGAAAAGCACAAGGCGTATATTCAGGACGCCACACGGTGCACGATCTCTGTTGCAGAAGGCGCTGTTCGTGCCGGTAAGACCATCGACAACATCGCTGCGTTTGCGACACTGATAGAGAAGGGGACGCCGGATAGAATTCATCTTGCAACAGGTTCCACGGCGGCAAATGCAAAGCTTAACATCGGCGATGCAAACGGATTTGGACTTGAGTATATTTTTCGTGGCCGGTGCCGGTGGACGAAATATAAAGGGAACGAAGCCCTTGTGATAAAGTCTTGCGGACGCGACTATGTTGTAATCTTTGCAGGTGGTGCAAAAGCGGACAGCTTCAAGAAAATACGAGGCAACTCGTATGGCATGTGGATCGCAACGGAGATTAACCTGCACCACGAAGATACAATCAAAGAAGCTTTCAACCGCCAGCTTGCGGCAAAAGTGCGCCGCGTGTTTTGGGATTTGAACCCATCCTCGCCGGGGCACTGGATATACCAGCGGTATATTGACCGTTTCCGTTCTCAGTTTGGAGAGCGATACAATTATCAGCACTTCACCATCCGCGACAATGCGACAATCACAGCGCAACGGTTGGCGGAGATCGAGAGCCAGTATGACACAAGTAGCATTTGGTATCGTCGTGATATTCTTGGTGAGCGTTGTATTGCCGAGGGTCTGGTGTATCCTATGTTCTCCCGTGAGGTCAATGTGACCAGTGAACGGGGTGGGCCGGGGACGTATTACATCAGCTGCGACTACGGTACGCAGAATCCCACAGTGTTTGGGTTGTGGCGCGTACACAAGGGCGAAGCTGTGATGGAAAAGGAATACTATCACAGCGGGCGCGAAACCAACCGGCAGAAGACAGACGAGGAGTATTATCAAGACCTGGAAGCTTTTGCTGCTGGATACAAGATTGAGAGGATTATCATTGACCCCAGCGCTGCGTCGTTTGCGGAGTGCATACGGCGCCACGGAAAGTTTCCCGTGTGGAACGCCAACAATGCCGTGTTGGACGGCATTCGGCTGACGGGTGCGCTGCTCAAGGATGGGAAATTGAAATTCCACGAGAGCTGCGTGAAAACGTTTGAGGAGTTTGGGCTTTACAGCTGGGATTCCGAAGCTGAAGAGGATAAAGTAATCAAAGAAAATGATCACAGCATGGATCAGTGTAGGTACTTCTGTCAGACTGTACTTAGGAGAGAGTTAAGATGAGTTTTTGGGGCAATTTTATGAACACCGTAAGACGCGCACTATTCCCGCAGGCGGCAGCCGAGCGGGAATTTGGCGTATCTCCCGCCGTTAGCATGACGATGGAAAAGTATATTGCGCTGTGGTACGCCATGATGGTAAACACGCCGCCCTGGCAGGATTGCAACGTGAAAGCGGTGGGACTGCCCGCCGCCATCTGCCGAGAGGTAACACGGCCCACGTTGGTGGAGTTCACGGCCAACATTACGGGAAGTCAGCGTGCGGATTACCTGAATGACGGCTTTCAACTGGCGAAAGAGAATTTCAGCAAGGCACTGGAACTGGGACTTGCGCTTGGCGGTGTGGCATTGAAGCCTTACATCTACGGAGACAAGCTGCTGGTGGACATGACCGGCGCGGCAGGATTTCAGCCCACCAAGTTTGACCCAACAGGTCGATGCATTGGCGGAGTGTTCCGCGACAAGCCGGTGAAGGTCAATGGCAAGTATTATGTGCGGCTGGAATTCCACGACCTGACCGATACTGTTTACACCATCAAGAACAAGTCGTATTACAGCGATTCTACCGGCTCTGTGGGTGCGCCTGCGCCGCTGGACGTGGTGCCGGAATGGGCGGACATTCAGGAGGAAGTGACCATCCAGAACATGGACGGGCCGTTGTTCGCCTACTTCAAGCCGCCTATCGCCAACACGGCGGATACCAACAGCTTGTGTGGCATGTCCATCTACGGTGACGCGGCGACGGTGGATCTGATCAAACAGGCCGATGAACAGTGGGAGCGTCTGATGTGGGAGTTTAAGTCCGGTGAGCGCAAGGTGCTGATGGACGGCAACACCACGATGGCCAACATGTTTGACAAGCGGCTGTTTGAGATTGGCGCTTTTACGGCTGACGGTGACTTCTACCAGTTCCTTAACCCTGAATTGCGAAACGATGCGGTTTACAAGGGCTTTCAGGATGTTCTCCGGCGCATTGAGTTTAACGTAGGCTTGTCTTACGGTGATATTTCCGACCCCCAGACGGTAGAAAAGACTGCAACAGAGATCAGAAGCAGCAAGCAGCGCAAGTATGTGCTGATCAGCAGCATCCAGACGGCCCTTGAACACACGTTCGATTCACTGATCTACGCAATGGATGTGTATGCCACGCTGTATGGTTTGGCTGCGGATGGCGAGTATGAGGTTACTTACGATTGGGGTGACAGCATCCTTGACGATCAGGAAACCAAGGACAACGAGGTTGCCCGCGATTTGCAGTTGCTGAACGCCGGGATAATGAATGACTGGGAGTTTAGAGCAAAATATTTCAACGAGGACGAGGCGACCGCAAAGGCGGCGCTGCCGAAGATGCAGGACGTTGTGGAAGAGACGCAGCGGGAGGTGGAGTGATGGGTTATCCTTGGGAAGAAAGCCACGGTTCGCTTTGGATAAACATCGGGACTGCTGAAAGTCCAGATTGGGTGTTTTTGGGAGCCATAAAATGAACAGATACCCGTTCGACCCCGCTACTTTAGATGCGCTGCCGGAGGAACTGGCGGAGTTGTATCGCGGGCTGGAAGATACCTTGCTGATGGAGATATGCTCCCGGCTCAAGGCTGCGGACAAGCTGAACGAGGTCACGGTGCAGGATATTAAGGCGCTGCGGGCACATGGCATTGACCTGAAGGAGATCGAGAGAGCGATACACAAAACCACAGGTATCAGCGAACAAAAGCTCAAAAAGCTGCTGGACGATGTAGTGGCGCGGAATCAGACGTATTACACCGAGCTTATCACGTTAGCGGATGTGACGCGGCCTGATGTGCTGGTGGATGCGGCGGCTATCGCGGCAATCTATGCACAGACAAAGCAGGAGTGCCGGAACATCACCAGAAGCATGGGCTTTTTGGTGGACAATGGGCGAACGATGCTGCCGCCTGCAAAAGCATACCAGTGGTGTTGCGATTCGGCCCTTATGCAGGTGCAGAGCGGCGCGATTTCCTACAATCAAGCTATTACCAACGCGGTCAAGCAACTGGCGGACAGTGGCCTGAAAACGGTGGACTACGAAAGTGGACATCGGGATCAGGTAGACGTGGCGGCAAGACGTGCCGTGATGACCGGTGTGAATGCCCTCAACCAGAAGTATGCGGAGCAATCCGCCGACTATCTGGAAACCGACCTTGTGGAAGTGAGCGCCCATATTGGGGCGCGAAACACAGGGAACGGGCTGGAAAACCATGAGAGTTGGCAAGGCGGCGTGTATCGGTGGGCTGAGAAACCCGGAGATTCAAAGGGCGAATACAAGGACTTTGTTGCCACAACGGGTTACGGTCAGGGCGCCGGTTTGGGCGGCTGGAACTGCCGACATACCTTCTATCCGTTTGTGGAGGGTGTCAGTGAGCCGACCTATTCACAGGCTGACCTTGACGCCATGAAGGGCGAAAACCGGAAGTTTGTATTTGATGGCAAGGAATACGACGGGTACACAGCTACACAGATGCAGCGCAGCATAGAGCGCCAGATACGCAAGCAGAAGCGCCTTAGAGACGCTTACAAAGCCGCTGGGCTGAAAGACGACGAGACCGCCGCCAACATCAAACTGCGCCGCCTGAACGCCAAATACAAGGAGTTCAGCAAGGCGGCGGGGCTGCCGGAGCAGAAGGAAAGGTTGAAGGTGCTGTATGGCGGGAAGCTGACGGATTCCAGGAAGTTTGCGCCGTTGAAAGAATACGCCGGTACATGGAAAATCAAAGATAAGTTTTCTGATCGTCAATATGTGATTGACGTTGGGAAACCACAGATTTCCGGTGCAAAACAGCACTTTTGGGACAATCTTGAGAACAGACCGGACAGAAGCAGCTTGAACCTTGAGACTGCACAGGATATAATCAACAACAGCAGACTGACGTTGTACCAGACAGACCGGCAAACCCTTAAATTTCTTGCAGACAACGGATATGTTATGCTGAACACGAAGAACGAAATCGTGACTGTTGTACCGGAAAAGCTTCGCAAGAAGTACCGCGATTATTTGGAGGGGAAAGAACATGGCAAGAAGTCCTATCGCACGGCATAATTGCCCACTGTATGAGAGAGAAACCACATGGTCGGAGTGCGTAGAGGTGCAGGAAGTCCGCGAGGATGAAATGGACGCCGCACGGCTGAGAGAACCGTTTGACATGGACAGAGCGAACGAGGTTTGCGAAGAATGCAAATGGTATGTTGTTGAGGACGATGGCTGATGGACAACTTCAAGGCGATTTATAAGCTGCTACTTGCATTGGAACGTTCCATGGACTTACCAGCGTTTGATATTGACGCGCTTCAGCTAGAAACAATGGGCGTCACTGCGGAGCGCCTGCATCGCTATCTGGAAATGCTGCAAGACGCGGGCCTTATCAAAAACGCAGACTTGTACACCAGCGTGACCAGCGACCTCTGTCTCAGAAACTCGCGCAAAATACGGATCACGCTGAAAGGTCTGGAATACTTGCAGGAAAACTCGATCATGAAGAAGCTGTACAACGCGGCAAAGGGCGCTGTGGATTTGATTCCGTAAGGGGTGCTGTATGACAGATAGCGCGACTTCTCTTTTCGACACCAACACCTTGCACGCCATTGATGGCGTTTTGAAGAAGGGCGACCGGGTAGAGCTGATCCCCACCAAAGACGGGGTACGGGTGATACATATCCGGCGGGAAAATGTGAATTTGAAGAAAATCGAAAAAAACTCTTGACTTTGTGGTTAGCTACACATATAATGTGGTTAGCTACAAAGGAGGTGAGGAAGTGGCTGAAAAAAGCCGCGCCGAGTATTTTAGAGAGCGCAGAAAGTCCATGAAACAACTGGTGTTTATGGTGGACAAGGAAAAAGCTGAAGCACTCGACAAGAAACTGGCCGAAAAGGGCGAGGGACGAACAGAGTGGTTTAGGAAAAAGCTTGAAGAAGAAATCGGCAAATAAAAAGAACGCCCACCGTCCGACCAAGACAACGTGAGCGTTCAAATCACCACAGGTTTCCCCATTGGTAAATCCATTCTATCATCGGGGAAGCCTCAAAGTCAAGAGAAATGAGGTTTTTATTATGCTTACTGTTAGAGAAGCCTGTGCGCTCATTAACAATCCCACCGAAGTTGGCGTTGCTGTAAACGGGAACTCATATCCTTTGTTCCGCGAAGGATCGACGGGGTATGATGGCGTTATGGTTGAAGCGTTTGGAGATTATGTCGTTAAAGATATTTTCTCTTGCAGGGCAGGGTGCTTTGAACTCGAAGTCAAAATGTGCCCGATGAAGAAGGAGGATATTGCATGAACGAACTGATGATTTTTAACAATCCCGAATTTGGGCGGGTCAGAACACTGGAGGAAAACGGCGCGGTACTGTTCTGTGGCACGGATGTAGCGCGGGCTTTGGGGTACAGCAACCCACGAGATGCCGTTTCCCGCCATTGCAGGGGGGTCGTGAAACGCGACGGGGTCTCCCTGACCACCAATCAGCGCGGCAAAACAACGGAACAAACAGTAGAGATGTCTTTCATCCCCGAAAGTGACCTTTATCGCCTTGTGTTCAGCTCCAAACTGCCTGCAGCTGAGAAGTTTACAGATTGGGTCACGGGAGAAGTTCTGCCCACGATCCGCAAGAACGGTATGTATCTGTTGCCGAAGGACTATCCCTCCGCGCTGCGTGCGCTGGCTGACAGCGAGGAACAGCGCATGGCGCTGGAAGCTTCCAATGCGACACTGGCGGCGGAGAATGAGCGTCAGGCACAGGTGATCGCAGAGTTTGAACCGATTCGGCAGTATGTGGATATCATTCTGGAAAGTCCGGATGCGCTGGCGACCTCGCAGATCGCCGCCGATTACGGTATGAGCGCCCAGCAGCTGAATAAGATCCTTCGTGACGAGGGCGTTCAGCACAAGGTAAACGGCCAATGGCTGCTTTACAAGAAGCACATGAACAAGGGCTATACCAAGAGCAAGACTTTCCAGTTCACACATTCGGACGGACGCGCCGACACGAAGCTCCATACCCAGTGGACGCAGAAGGGACGCCTGATGATCCACAACATTCTTGAGAAGCGCGGCATCGTGGCGATGATGGATCGGGGGCGCGTGTCGTAAAATAAAGCAACAAGCGCTTGCCACAGGTCGTGTGGTATGGTATAATAAGTCAAACAAATATTCGACCTCGCTCTAAGCGGTGAGTGAGAAGAGCCGAGAGGGGCTAACTGACTACGAATTGTAGTTGGTTAGCCCCTCTTTCTTTTTTCAAAATTTTTGACCGGCCCGAAGTCGCAAAACTACGGGGCCACAGTGGACGCGACCCACGAGAAAAAAGCGAAGTGGCAAAGGAGCAGACATGAAACGCGATTTTTTGGAAGGCCTGGGGCTGGAAAAGGACGTTGTGGATAAAATCCTCGACGAAAACAGCCGGGACATTGGCCGGGAGAAGCAGAAAGCGGATCAGGCCAAGGAGGACTTGGCGGCGGCGCAGAAGAATCTTGCCGACCGTGACAAGGACATCGAGGAGCTAAAGAAATCCAGCGGCGACGCAGAGGGCATCCGCAAGCAGCTGGAGGAGCTGCAGGGCAAGTACACCAAGGAAACCGCCGAGTACAAGGCCCAGATCGCTGACCGGGACTATTCCGACGCGATTGCCAAGGTCATCAACGACAAGGGCATCAAATTCAGCTCCAAGGCGGCGGAACGTGCCTATATCGCAGACCTGAAAACCAAGGGTCTGAAGCTGGAAAACGGCGTGTTTGAGGGCTTTGACGAGTGGCACAAAACGCAGATGGACGCAGACCCCAGCGCGTTTCAGACCGGCAAGCCCGCCCCCACGTTTGCAAAGCCCGTCGGTACCGGCGGCGCTCCGAAAGCGGAGGGTCTGGGCGCAATGTACGCAAAACAATTCAACGCGCAGTATGCGCAGACAACTACGAAGGAGTGATTTGATCCATGTCTTTTGTGACCAATACGACCTGCACCAAGCGGCCAAATTTCCTGGAAAGCGAAGTCGGCCTGGTGCTGAAAACCCGTGAGATTCCCGCCTCTATGGGCGTGCAAGACGGTAATTACAAGATCGTTGCAGCAGGCACCCCTTTCCCCTCCAACGACGGCAACGCTGTTGGCATCTTGTTTGAGCCTGTGGACGTGACCAGCGGCAACATGCCCGGCTCCGTGCTGGTGGCTGGCCGCGTGCTGGCAGAAAACCTGAATCTCCAGACCGCCGCCAAGACAGCACTGGCCGGTAAGGGCATCGTGTTCGTCGACACCCCCGCCATTACTCGCGGCTACACCGTGACCTACGACAAGAACGACGGCTCCGGTACGCCCCCTGTGGACGGCAACACCTATTTTGAGGGTTCTATGGCCCAGGTTTCCACCAGCTATCCGCTGACCAAGAGCGACAACAAGCAGACCGGCTGGAGCACCAGCAAGGGCGGCGCTGCTGTGACCGAGGTGGAGATCACCGGCGATGTGACCCTGTACCCCGTGTGGACGACCAACGGCTAAGTAAGGAGGTAAGAGAACTATGCCCGATATCATGAACATGATTTCCAGCGCTGAGCGCCTGGAATTTGCACAGAATCTGTCTGTTGCGCGGCCCGCTTACATCGGCGACCGCATTTTCCCCGACCAGAAGACCGCCAACCTTAAGGCGGAGTATCTGCGTCTGGCCGATGGTGCCAACATCCCCGTGATGGCAACCGTACACGCCTTTGACACTGAGGCCGAGATCGGCACCCGCCCCGTGTTCGAGAAGACCGAGGTGGAAAAGCTGCTGATCAAGCGCAAGATCAACCAGACTGAGCGCGTGCGGCTGATGATCGAGAACGGCGTAAGCGACGAGAACGAGATCATCCGCTATGTCTTTGACGATATGCGCCAGATGGCCGAGGCCGTCAAGACCCGCACTGAGGTCGCCAAGATGGAAGTGCTGGCCACCGGCAAGATGACCATCAACGAAAACAACCTGAATCTCAAGGTGGACTACGGCGTTCCCACCAAGAACACCGGCTTCAAGATCGATTTTGGACCCGATGCCGATATCATCGGCCAGATCATGGCCGTGGCTGACGCTGCCGCTGAGTCCGGCAACGCACTGACAGAGATCGTGACCTCCACCAAGATTCTGCGAAAGCTGGCTGCCAACAAGGGCATTCAGACGCTGATTTACGGCACCGTGGGTGCTGGCACTTATGTTCCCGCTGAGAGAATCCGCTCTCTGTTTGCAGAGCTGTTCGGCTTTGGCGTGATTACCACCAATGACCTGCGCTATAAGACCCAGACCGCCAGCGGCAACGAGGCCACCAAGCGTTTCTTCCCCGAGGACAAGATGTCGTTCCTGTGCAACGGCACATCTTCCTCCTTCGGCGTTGGCCTGTGGGGCGTGACCCCCGAGGAGGCCGACTACGGCCAGTACAACGAAAAGAGCGCCAATCAGTTCATCACCATTACCCAGTGGGCCACTCCCGACCCTGTGGCGGTGTGGACGAAGGCCAGCGGCGTGTTTATCCCCGTTGTGCCCAATCCCAACGGCCTGTTTATCGCAGCCGACACCAGCAAGTAAGCGCGCCTCCTCCCCGCCCCGATGGGAAACCTGACGGGTGGGGAGGAAACGATATAAAGGAGGCGGAAAACATGGCATACGCAGATTATGAATACTACGCCACCGAGTTCTACGGCACGGCCATCGACGATGACGTTTTCCCGGCTTTGGCTGGTAGGGCATCGGCCTATGTGGACTATGTGACCATGAACCGCGCCAGAAACGTCACCGGCGAAACCATGACCGCCGTGAAAAACGCGGTGTGCGCCCTGGCAGAGGTGATGCAGGACGGCGAACGGCTGAACAGCGTCGCCTTTAACGCCGAAAGACCTGTAGCAAGCGAATCCGTGGGCGACTGGTCAAAAAGCTACGGCACGAAAGCGGTATCTGCCGCCGATATGCAGCTGCTGGAAGCCAGAAAGCGGGAGATCGCGGCCATGTATCTGGCGCCTTACGGACTACTGAAAGCAAGGGGGTACGGATCATGTCCATGTTCTCCCACACGGTAACGCTCTATAATGTGACCCGCGAGGTGGACACCAGCACCATGCAGGACGTGACAAAGCTCTATGTGACGGTGCTTGAGGGTGTGCTGCTGTCCGCTTCCAAAGCGGCCAACGTGCGGGCCAGCGGCCTTGAAGGAGCCGATGCGGTAAACCTGTACATCCCGTTTTTAGTTGTTGCAAAAGATGCAACGACTGGCAAAAAGAAACGGTATGCAGGGCCGCAGGACTTCTGGAACGCGGAGGAAAAGTCCGGACTGTGGACACTTTCCACCAACGGCAACGGCGGAGAGAGCTTTTTCGTCAAGGGGCGATTTGTCACAGACAACGAGACTGTGGCAAGGGCGCATGACGACTGCTACGAGGTGACAAAAGTGGATATGAAGGACTACGGCGACCTGAAACACTGGGCCGTGGGAGGTAAGTGATGGGGCTGAAATTCAGCGTACACACCGAGGGCATGGACGATGTGCGGCGGCAGCTGGCGCTTGCCTGTGATAAGGCCGAACACGTTCTTGCTATTCAGGTGGAAGCCGACACGGTGCCGTACGTTCCGGCGCTGACCGGCTCCCTGACCCAGAGGACACGGGCCATCGGGAACACGGTGGTGTATCCGGGGCCTTACGCCAGATACCTTTATTACGGAAAGTTGATGGTCGATCCCGATACGGGAAGCCCGTGGGCCAAGAAGGGCGCGACGAAGGTTCTGACAGACCGAAATCTGGTATTTTCACAAGCAATGCACCAGAACGCGCAGGCGCATTGGTGTGAGGCATCCAAGGCGCAAAACCTGGAAAAATGGTTGCGCGTGGCGCAAAAGGCGGTGGCGAAATATGGCAAATGACAAACCGAAAAAACTGGTTTCAGCGGCGGAGGAGGACAAAATCTCCCGCGCGATGCTGGTATGGCTGAACACATGGCCGGATAAGCCGGTGGATGTGATCCGATATGAGTTTCTTCCCGCTGACAGCGAGGGCGCAATGGCGCTTTCGACCATTCAGGGGACATACATCACACGGCGCTACATTCTGGGCGGCCATCAAGCGGAATACCAGTTCAAGGTGATCTACCGGTTGAAGCCGGGCAACAGCAACGACAAGCGCCTGAAAGCCGACGAACTGCTGGACAGTATGGCGGATTGGGCGGCAGACGGCGGGCCGGACATCGGGGATGACGCGCGGGTGATCCGCGTGGAAGCCACAACGCGCTCCGCATTGTTCGGCGCATACGACAACGGCGACGAGGATCATCAGATCCTCATGAAAATGACTTACGAGGTGATAACAAATGCCTGATAACACTTTTAACACGACAGCGGGCCAGACCATTGACCGTGAGCTTTTGATCGCGTATCTGAACACCAGTTCCAGCACTTCCCCCGAGTGGTCGGCCTTTGGCACCCGCGTGACGGATTCCAGCATGGAGTACGACTGGCAGGAGGATTCCAGCAAGGACATTCTGGGCACCACCCGCACCACCATGAAGAAGCCCATTGTCACGCAGACTTTTGACCCCTGCGACCTGGACAGCGGCGACAAGGCCCTGACAAAGATCTGGGAACTGGCCGTGAAGAAGCAGGACGCGGCAGCACTGGCGAATCAGGACGTTCTGATCGTCCACCACTACGCCGGTACCGCAAAAACGGCAGTGTTTGCCGAGCGGTACGAGGGCGCAATGGTGAAGCCCTCCAGCCTTGGCGGCGAGGGCGGCGGCTTTGTGGGCATGCCTATTGATGTTACATACGGCGGCACTCGCACCACCGGCACCGCTGCGGTGACTGCCGGTGTGGTGACGTTCACGGCGGATTCGGAGTAACTGACCGATAGGAGGCGCGACAAATGAAGGAACTGAAAATCGCAACCGGCGTTGAGACTTATAAGCTGAACGATTCCGTTGAAGTCTCTTTCAACCCCACAGACGGCGCGTTTGTGGAAAAGCTTTTTAACGCTTTTGACACACTGGACAAGCGGCAGGAATCCTATAAGGCCGAGGTGGAAAAGACCGCTGGCAAAAAGGAGCTTTTTGAAGTGGCCCGGAAGCTGGACAGCGAAATGCGGGAGATCGTCAACGATGTGTTCGGCTTTGACGTATGCACCGGCCTTTTCGGAGCGCTGAATGTGTACGCGCTGGCGGACGGCCTGCCTATCTGGGCAAATCTGATGCTGGCCATCATGGACGAGATCGACGCTACGATGCTGCGGGAAAAGAAAGCCGCTGATCCCCGCATTGCCAAGTACACCAAGAAGTACCACAGATGACGTACACGCTTCCGACATCCGTCGAGGTCAACGGGCAGGAGTACGAGGTGCGGTCTGATTTTCGGGTCATTCTGGACATCCTGGAAGCCATTGGCGACGTGGAACTGGACGACCAGCAGCGGGCAGCGGTGGTGCTGGACATCTTCTATCCTGGCTTTGAAGACATGCCTGCCGAAGATTACGAGGAAGCCATTGCAAAATGCATGTGGTTTATCAACTGCGGGCAGATGGAAGAGACCGGCAAGAAGCCCAAGAAACTGGTGGACTGGCAGCAGGATTTTCCTGTGATTGTCGCGCCGGTAAACCGCGTGATGGGGACGGAAGTACGACTTCTGGAATATATGCACTGGTGGACATTCATCGGCGCGTATCAGGAGATCGGGGAATGTTTGTTTGCCCAGATCGTAGGCATCCGGCAGAAGCTTGCCAACGGAAAGGCTTTGGACAAAAGCGAGAGAGAGTTTTACCGGAACAACCGGAATCTTGTTGACCTGAAGCAGAGATACACCGATTGGGAGAACGACAAGATTCGGGAATGGGTGTGAAAAAGCCGCCCCGAAATGGGGCGGCTATTCCGAAAACTTATTTGTTCGGGTAAATGGTGACGGATTCGCCTTTTTCCACTGTGGAAGCGCTGTTGTTGTCGTAAGCGACAAGGGAAAAATCTATTTTTTCCACATCGGAAAGCGGCGTATCACAGAAAACGATAAAGGAGCCGGTCACCCTCTTTCCTGCGGCTGTGGTGACCGGAAGTCCCGCGCCGGTATTGCAGTGTTCGTCATCAACGTAGACATCTTCAAGCGTATACATGCACTCTTTGTCGCTGGTATTGCTGATGTTGAACGTGATGTAAAAAGCACCCTGCACGGCATCGGCGGAAAAACACTTCTCAACCTGGGCGGTAAAGCTGTTGTTGGTTATCGTCAATAACTCCGCTGCGGAAGAATCTCCTCCCGTGGAATTATTGGTTTCCTGCGGTGTATAACCGCCGCCGCAAGACTTTGCCATAATGCCAATAACGGCACAAAGCGTAATGACAATGATGATGGAGCAAGCGCTTAACGCACCGACGTGCTGTTTTGCTCCGCACTTTGGACAGACTTTCGCGGATTTTGCTATTTCAGCGCCGCAGGTTTTGCATTTTACAAGTTTTGCCATTTTTATAACCCCTCCATAAACATAATTTGTGTGCGCACACAAATTATATCACTTTTGCACAAACAAGTCCACACAAATTAACGAAAGCGTGGTGATCATATGGCAGCTGACGGCTCTATTGTTTTCAGCACGGAAATCGACGATAAGCAGGCGCAAGCGGAACTGAAAAAACTGGAAGCCAAAATCGAAAAGCTTAACAGCAAAATCTACGACAAGCGTCAGGCGCAGCTCCCGCTTGTAGAGCAGTCTAAGCAGTTGGGCGCGGCGCTGGATGCGGCACAGCAAAAGCTAGAAGATATGCGCAACGGCACGTCGTTTTATTACACAAAGTCTCAAATCAAGGATCAAGAGAAAGAGGTCAAGATCCTTGATAAGCAATTTCAGGCGCTAAACAACCGAATCGACAAAATTGGAGAGTCCATTGCTTCCGATACCAGAAATTTGGACGGCATGAAAGCAAAGGCCGGTGAGCTTTCCGGACAGATTGCCGGGGCCAAAAACCAAACAAACGGCATGAGCGACGCGGCGGAGGAAGCTTCCAAGCGCATGGACAAATTTGGACAGCACGTAAAAACTCTGGCAAAACGTGTGCTGGTGTTTTCGCTGATCACAGCGGGACTGCGGGCACTGAAAAACTATTTGTGGGAAGCTATTCAACAAAACGACGAAGCTGTGGCTGCCATTGCACGGCTGAAAGGCGCTTTGATGACGCTGGCGCAGCCCATTGTGGAAGTGGTAATACCGGCGTTCACGCTGCTGATCAACGTACTGACCCGCATTGTGACAGCGGTTGCAAGGCTGGTGTCCATGCTGTTTGGCACCACGATCCAGAAATCGGCGGCAGGCGCGAAAGCGCTGAACAAGCAGAAAAACGCCATTCAGGACGTGGGCGAAGCGGCAGAGAAAGCGTCGGGCAGTCTGGCGGACTTTGACGAGCTGACCACGATCTCTTACTCCGACAACAAATCCTCCGGCGGCGGAATTGGCGACATGGGTCTTGACACTAGCGGAGGAATCGCACCGGACTTTACCAGCATGATCGACGATGGGTTGAGCGCCATTCTGGAACTGTTCACCGGCGCGGCGCTGTTGGCGCTGGGTGCGATCCTGACGTTTTCCGGGGCTAATATCCCGCTGGGTATCGCACTGATGGTATTGGGAGCTATTGCCATTTGGGATGCCATTTCTCAAAACTGGGACGCAATAAAGGAGATATTACAAGGGCCGCTTGGATGGGCAGTTGCCATTCTGAGCACGGCATCGCTGGTGCTGGGTGCAATTCTGATTTTTACCGGAGCCAATATTCCGCTGGGCCTGGGGCTGTTGATCTTGGGCGCAATCGGACTGGCTACGACGGTAGCGGCAAACTGGAACTATATCGTAGAGGCATTGCAGGGGCCGCTTGGGCTAGTGATGGGCTTGTTGGGCGCGGCATTGCTGGTGTTGGGCATTGTGCTTTTGTTTACCGGTGTTGGCGTACCGCTGGGTTTGGGGTTGATCCTGATCGGTGCGGCAAGTCTGGCGGCGGCTATTGCGCCCAACTGGAATTTCCTGAAAGACAAGTTGGTGGAGTGCTGGAACAGCATTAAAAACTGGTGGAACACAAAGGTGAAAAAGTTTGTGTCAGAACACTGGTGGGCAAAGCTAGGACTGGACATTATTGGCGGCCTTTTGAGCGGCTTGATTAACAAGTGGAAAGCCGTTGTTTCCTGGGTAACAAGCGCTGTAAAGTGGATCACTAACGCATTCAGCAATGTCTTAAATTTCTTTAGCGGTGGCAAGGGCACGTTTGCTACGCGGAATAACCTGGGTTCTGGCGGTATCGGCGGATACAAAATGCAGGCCATGCCAGCATTGCGGTCTATTGAAGTTCCCGCGCTGGCGCAGGGCGCGGTGATCCCGGCCAACAAGAAGTTTTTGGCGGTGCTGGGCGACCAGACCAGCGGGACGAACGTAGAGGCTCCGTTAAGCACCATCCAGCAGGCGGCGGTTCAGGCGTTTGCAGAAATGGGGCCGGAGTTTGCGCGGTACATCGTGCAGGCGTTTGTGGAGGCCGGTATGCTGGGCAATATCCGGGCTATCGAAGACTACGCAAGAGTGACGGCACAGAAGGATTTCACGCTTGGTAAACCTTCGTCCTCTGCGGGCCGGTGGATCAACCAGAGCATGGAAGCATACGAAGCGGTAAGGGGGTGACGCGGTGTCTTACAACGGCTATCTAGTAAAAGTAAACGGGACGGTGTTTCCCATGAAATACATCGCCGAAAAGTCATACACCGCGCACCCCGACCAGCGCCTTGACTTGGACAGCGAGCGAGACGCGACGGGCGTCCTCCACCGCCAGGTTGTGGGCCATATGCCAAACAAGGTGGAGTTTAACACCATTTCGCTGACCAACACTGAAGTGGCGGAGATCACGAGGATCACGGGTTTAGGCCCGTCCAACCGGGCACGAGACGTTACCATTGAGCTATACAACACCGAAACGGATGGGTACGAAACGGCGCGATGCTATATTCCAAATCTGGAATACTCCATTAACTGGATCGATAAAGAGAAAAAAGTCATTCATTATTCTCCCATCCGGTACGCGTTCATCGAATACTAAGGAGGTGGCCGATTGTATCAGGCAAGCACGGCATTTCATACGTCGGCCATGTCCGAGACCACAGACAAACGCCTGCTGATGCAGTTTTCCGACACGTTTCTGACGGGCGAAGATGTGGGCGATATTGAAGTCACTTATCCGCTGAATGAGGAAACGGACGTATCTGTTGGTAAATGCGTATCGGCGGAACTGAAAACGTCAGTTTTGAACTACCACAGCCTGTTGAGCGGTTTCGGGTTCGGAAAGTGCGATGTTTCTCTCGGCACGTTGGTAGGCGCAGACACATGGAGCGGGGGATTAGGCGTGGTGTACGGCTACGGCACGGAAAGTGCGGTGACCATTACGGCAAATGCCACAGCGCCGTATCTGAGCGGCGTGACGGGCGACCAGCCCACATTTGCCCCCTCATGTCTTGTTATCGTCAACAACACGTTATACGCGGGCGACGGAACGAACCTGTGGGCAGCTACCATTGACGGCACGACCCTGACAGCAAAGGCCGTGGAGGACAACGATTTTCTGGCGCACAAACTGGGGAAGTGGTCGGGAAAAGGCATCAGCTATCAGGGAAACATGGCGTATGAGTTCGCCGACGCGGTGAACAAGTACGAGTATGTTCCGCTGGGGACGTTCTACTTCTCGACACCGGAACAACGGCGGGTAGCAAATATTTCCTGCGAAGCGCTGGACGGCATGCAGAAGTTCAACGTGGACGTGGACGACTGGTGGGCCGGTCTCACATGGCCGCTGACACGTGGACAGCTGCTTGCAAGCCTGTGTACTTACGTCGGCGTGACGCTGAAAACCACCACCTTCCCCGGCAGCACGGAATCCATTGCGTCGGCTCCAATGGCCGGAAACGGCCTTGTGGGCAAGGATGTATTGGGTTGGATCGCGGAAACGGCGTGTGCCTACGCACGGATGAGCCGGGACGACAAGCTTGAGTTGGTGTGGTTTAATGCCCAAAACGTCAAGCTGACGCAAAATCAGCACTTTGGCGATTCTCCCGCCGAGTATGAGACCCCTGCCATTCAGGCGCTGCATGTGCAGGTAGCCAATACCGACTTGGGCGTTATGCTGCCGGAAAACGGAACGGGCAACGAGTATCAGGTGCTGGACAATCCCCTGTACTACGGCTCCACGGAGGCGGAGATCAGAGGAAAAGCGCAAGACCTGTATGAGAAGCTGATCGCGTTCCCGGCCTACACGCCCAACAGTGTGGACGCGGTGTGCGACTGGTCTATGGAGCCGGGCGACATCATTCAGGTGGTAGGCGGCGACGGCACTACCAGAACGCTGCCCATCTTCCGAATGGCATTAAAGTGGGGCGGCGGCTGGGCCAGAGCTACTTACGAGTGCACCGGCGGGACGGGGCGGAAGCCAGCGCCGCAGAGTAAACGGCGAGAGTTCGCCGCGTACCGAGCTTATCACAAACTGGAAGTAGATATCAAAGGCATCCACAGCGAGATCGGCGACGTGAAGGGCAACGTGGCCACGCTGGAAGTGACGGCCAGCGAACTGCGGACGCAGATCAGCGGCAAGCTCGACGGGAATCAGGCCCAAAGCCTGATTGACCAGACGGTGGACAAAATCTCGCTGGAAGTGTCCAGCGATTCCACCGGTTCATCGTTTGTCCTCAAGAAGGACGGCGTGGAGATCAGCTCCGACAAGGTGGACTTGCACGTTAATGCCTTGAATGTTGACGGCGATATCAATGCGACATCCATCAATCTGAGCACGGCAAACATCACGGGTACGCTGAGCGCCAGCTACATCGACGTAGACAGCCTGACGGTGAAAAACGCCAACATTGAATCGCTGTACGCCAGCAAGATCATCGGTGGGAATATCGGCGGGTATCTGGCAAGCGGGGCGATCTCTAACGCAGGGCACAGCTTGTCGGAGCTGTATGTGACCGACCTGACGGCAAATGGTATTTCGTGCGGCACGACGATTCGTATCGGCGGCGCAGGCTCAAATGTAACCATTGGCGGCGCAAAGGTTACGGTGGTAGCAAGCGGTGGGACAACGGAAAAGACGTGGTCGGAAATCTTGTCCGGCGGCGGTGCTGCCGTGTTCGGGTGATAAGTTATGGCAACACTATATTGCAGACTGGGTACCGGCGTTAGCCAGTATGTGGTGCACGCCAGCTACAGCACGGCTACAGACCCTTATCCCAACGGCGCAACAATTACCACGTCGTGGACGCTGAGCTACGTCAAGGACAATTCCACCATCACAATCCGGGCCAGCGAGACGGAATGCAAGAGCGGCTACACATTCCCGGTGTACGTCTACACCTCCACCAACGGCTCCAGCTGGACGCAGGTAGACTATTTGCAATCCGGCACAGTGACGTTCAATGTGGGGACGGGGACAAAGTACGTCCGCGTTGGCCCCGCCACGGCTGGCACTACCAGCTATAAGGTCAAGGTGGTTCTGGGTAGCGGCATTAAGCAGGTGGGCTTTGGCGTCAACGCTTCTGCGTCCAGCAACGTGGCCAGCACCGACTTCACGGTGGATGTGGGCGCTGGAGGACGACTGTATATCAACATTGCTAGATACGAGGACGGATACACTTACCCGGTTATTGCCACGCCATCCAGCGGATCGGCGTGGACGGTGATCAACGCCAACGGCGTCTATAACGACCACTACATCTCGGCACCCAGCAGCCCCGGCACGCGGACGGTGACGCTGACGGCCACTTACGCGCCGACCTATTACTACCAGATGCACGCAGATGCCAACGGTGGTCAGTTTGCCGACGGCACGACAGCGTGGGCATCCTCGGTGCTGTCTACACGGGGCAGCGGCGGCGCTGTCAATTATGACGTGTCCAACTTCCCCACGCCTATACGGGGCGGCTATACCTTCGTTGGGTGGGGCAGCAGCGCGGGAGCCACTACAACGTACGACGGCACGGTAAGCTTCGTCACCAATGCCACCAGCTCCAGCAGCCCCAAGAGCGTTACGGTCTACGCCGTGTGGAAAAAAACAGAGTACACCTGCTATATCAAGCTTGGCGCAGGCATAAACAGCGCGTCGGTCTATGTGGACGGCGTGCTGAGATCGGACGTACGGGACAAGGTGTACCACGCCATCTCCGTCAATTTCGATTCCACTATCACGGTCAAGGGCATCGCAAAGGCGACGGGCTACTCTAGGCCGTATATCTTCCGGTTTTACGCCAATTCCACGGCCACAACGCCGACGTCAACGCTGGAGCGCGACACGGATGAGCCGTCCTATACTTACAGCACCAGCCGCTTCTACGCGGAGATCGTGGCCTCAAAGAGCAATATTGGCCTGTTCTACTGGAGCAATTCCACATGGGATGCGGCCAACATCAAGAAGGGGCAACCCATCAGCAATCTGACTGCGGGGCGCTGGAATAATCTGCTGGCGAAAATCAAGGAATTGGCGGAGGCCGAGGGCGGCAGCGCTCCCTATACGGGTGTCAGCTCTGGCGCGACCATTTACGCCGCTACGTTCAACGCGGCGCGGTCGGCCATCAGCAACCGTACGGGATACGGACCGCTTCCCAGCGCCCAAGAAAAGGGCGATGAAGTCAAGGCGGCGCTGTTTGAGGGGAGCGGAAGTTTAAAATCCGCGCTGAACGCCGCCATCAACCACTACAACAACAGTTAGGAGGCCGGGTATGGCACACAGATTGGACTACTCATGGCTTGAGCTGGAGTACCCAAAGCGGGGGAAACAGGTCTACCGCAAGCTGATCCCGCTGGACGGGCTGCTGCAAAAGAACTACGGCAAGCGGCTGGACTGCACGCTGACCTCTTTGGCCTGCATCTTCGGAGAGCAATATTACAGCGACATCGAGAAAATCGCCGAAAAATACGGCTACAACGGCGACAAATGGGGCACCAATCCGCTGGCCGTCAAGGCCATCATGCGGGAGTTCATGCGGCGGTGGGATGTGCCCGGCAAGGTAAAGAGCGCCTACGGCAAGGGCGTGGGCTGGACGTGGCACACGGTCAAGGACATCGTGAGCCGGAATATTCCCATCGTCCTCAACCTGTGGAAGGACGGCAGGGGCTACTACAAAGACCACAGCGTGACGATCATCGGCGCGGAGGAGTACAAAAAGGCGAGATTTCTTCTGGTGCTGGACAACTGGCACGAGACGGTGAGCTTGATCGACTACGACAAACTGTGGGTCATCAGCTCTATCAATTGGATCGACAAATAAGGAGGGTAATTATGCAGATCGTATTTGACCGGAATCTGGAGACGCAGCGGGCGATCAACGTGGACTTTTTCGGCGAGAACCTGAACCGTGGCACGCTGAACGCCAGCATGAGCAAGGTGCTGACCGCTGAGGACACCACCGTGCCCGACTTGAGCACCGTCAAGCAGCCGTTTACCACGGTAGAGATCGTGGAAAGCGATTTCCCGGTACCCATGCAGGGCAGCTATAACGCGGTGCTGGACGCTTCCGCGGCCTACAATAGCCGCAGCAAGGAGTACAGCGTGACGGTGATTCTGGGCCGTCAGTAAGGAGGGCGCTATGATTGAGCCTATTGTCATTAAGGTCGTGGACAAGGTGCCCATCGTCGCGTCCGGGCCGCAGTATGTAGTCTGCGACAACAGCGATTACACTGTGGTGTGGCAGCTTGACGAGGAGTGGTCCCAACTTGAGCACAGGACGATGCAGGTCAACTACAAGAACGGCACCTATGAGCGGGTTCTGTTTACGGGCGACAGCTGTACGCTTCCGGCTATCCCTGTATCGGGGCCGGTGCATGTGGGTCTGTTTGCGGGCGATATCCACACCACGCGCCCCGCGCGGCTGCTGGCGGTGCGCTCAGCCACCACGGACAGCGGCGAGGAACGCGACCCTATGCCCGACGGTTACGCTCAGGCCATCAAGGCGCTGGACGCAAAGTTGGACAAGAATCAAGGCGTGGACAATGCAGGCAAAGCATTGGTCGTCGGCGATGACGGCAACGTCGTGCCGGGCAAGGCGCAGGGCGGCGGCTCTCTCCCCATTGCATCCCCCACACAGCTGGGCGGCGTAAAACCTGTTGCCAAGACCGACGCCATGACCCAAAGCATTGGTGTGGATGGCAATGGTGGACTGTATACTGAGCCAGCAGAGGTCTATTACATCAACCTTGAGGGCAACTACCCCGACTACACCTGCCCGGTGGCGATGGCCGACATCAAGGCGGCGTATGAGGCGGGGAAGGTGGTGGAATGCCGGTGCGCGATGGAGCAGTTCACCGCAACGCTGCCGCTATTCGTCCCAATGCCCAGTGCAAACACATGGATATTTTCCGGCTCCGGTGCGCTGGACGACACAATGCATTTCCCTGCGCAGTCGCTGACTATCGCCGTTACCAGTGATGGCGTGCTGGCCAGCAACACGAGGCTGGCAAGGATGGGTGATATCCCTACCATCCCCACTGCTCTGCCGAACCCAAATGCGCTAACGGTCAAAGTGGGCAGCACTACTACGACCTATGACGGTAGCGCGGCTAAGACGGTGGAGATCGCGGGCGGCAGCGACGGGCTTTCCCCCAGCGAGAAAAACCTGATGCTCACGCTTTTTGAGTCGCTGCCTTACACAGAAGACGTCAGTTTGACGGTCAGTTCATTGAAAAAACTGTGGAACGGCACAGCAGTCTACTATCCGGTCACATATAATCTTACGGATGTGACAGCGAAAAACCCTGTCGCAAGTGTCATTGAGGGCGGAACACTGGAGGTTGAGCTTGAGCCTGATGACGGGACGGAAATATCCAGTGTCTCAGTTACAATGGCTGGAACAGATATTACAGCCGCAGTCTATTCTGCTGGAAGGATAACGATTCCCAGCGTCAGCGGAGCCGTAGTCATAGCAGCAGTGTCTGCTGCCGCTGGCTTCACCCCGCTGGAGTATCTGGAGGGTGACGGCACGGCATGGATTAACACTGGGTATTCGCCGTCGACTCAAGACCTTGTGGAAATTAAATTCGCGCCAACTGCAACGGCGTGGGACTACGTTTTCAGTATGTACGCTTCCAGTAAGGCGACATACGGTCTCAGGCTTCGCGCGGCGTATTCGGGTACAGGAACTAGCTTCACGCGACGGGGCGGCGGTTCCAACGCCGAGCTTAACGATGGCGTCGCTTTCGACTGGGTCTATAACACTGTCTATGTCCTCAAAGAGACAGCTCCTGGAACTGCAACGATCCATAATGAATCCGGAGAAAGCCTGCTGACAATTTCTGACCCCCAGGTCGGCAATTTCGCGGAGCCAACTAATCCAATTTTCTTGTGGATTCGTTCGAACGGAACGGCACCCTACGGCCGCGTAGCTTGCAAAGAACGAATCTACAGTTTCAAGGTCGTGGACGCATACGGCAACGCAAAGCTGGACTTAATCCCGGTGCTTGACGGCGACGGCGTGGCGTGTATGTATGACAAAGTCTCAAAGAGGTTTTTGCATGACGGGACGGGTGGAAACACCTTTATCGCGGGAGGACAGCAATGAATTTGTATGATTACGGCGGAGCGCAAATTTCTGTGGCACCGCCCAGCGCTGGCAAGACGTGGACATTGTTCGGAGACTCGCTAACAGAAGCGTGGGGCGGAGCGGACTGGACGCAATACAACGGGATGCATTACCCGGAAGGGGACGCCCGCAGGTGGGTGGGCTACAAGTTTGCATCCCGCATTGGCCGAGAACTGCGCCTAACCCTAGACAATCGAGCAAAAGGCGGCAGCAATATCTACTACTCCGACAGCGGGACATATGCGGCGGTAAACGGTATCACACTGCTAAATTCCTTTATCGCGGAGATCGAAGCCGGAACTTTTAACTGCCCTGACTATGTTACGGTTGCGTTCGGATCAAACTCGTTGTCTAGCGCAATCGGAGCGAGCGATGATACGTCTACGGAGACGGGAACCGTATACGGAGCGACAAAATATTTCATAGAGAAGCTTCGTGCACTGCAAGCGAATTACAATCCGCAGATGGTTTTTGGGTTCGTGCTCCCGCCGCAGACAGAGTGGTCGAATGGGGTTGGAGGCCACGACGTAGCGGGTGCGAGAGCAGCGATAAAAGCTGTCCTCGACAGTGATGCATATTCGGCGCCATATGTGGATATGTGGACAGAGTCGGGCATTACACCAGATATGATGCCGGACGGGGTTCACATATCCAGTGAGAGGACAAACAACCTGTACTATCATGCGATGCGCCGGTTTATGCTCGGACTGTGAGGAGGTGCGGCAATGGATAACACTTGTGTATGCTGTGGGGCAATCGTCCCGGAGGGGCGGATGATCTGCCCCATCTGCGAAAAATACGGGCTGGAAGCGGCGGAAAGGAGTGTTCTGATATGTGGCAGTACATTATTCCGGCCATCAGCGCTATCGTGGTAGCCGCGCTGACCAGCGGCGGCCTGTGGGCGCTGGTAGCCAGACGCAGCGACAAAAACGACGCGGAGCGGAAAATGCTGGTGGGGCTGGCCCATGACCGGATCATCCATCTGGGCATGACCTACGTCCAGCGGGGCGAGATCACGCAGGACGAGTACGAAAACCTCAACGATTATCTGTACGCGCCGTATGAAAAAATGGGTGGAAACGGCAGCGCCAAGCGCGTGATGGAAGAAGTGCGCAGGCTGCCGATCCGAAAATAACGGACAGGGCAAACGCCCGGGAAGGACAAGAACATGAACGAGACTATCAACACCATCGGCGTGGCCACCGTGGCCGCCATCATCGTGATCTGCTATCTGATCGGCATGATCGTGAAGGCAAGCCCGCTTCAGGACAAGTGGATTCCCATCATCTGCGGCGTGTGCGGCGGCGTCATCGGCGCGCTGGCGCTGCTGTTCGGCATGCCGGAATTCCCCGCACAGGACTACTTCACCGCCACCGCTGTGGGCATCATGTCCGGCCTGACCGCCACCGGCGTCAATCAGATCGGCAAGCAGCTGGGGAAGGGTGACGAGAATGCCTAACATTTTTCTTAGCCCGGAAGATCGGGCAAGCAACGTCTACGCCAGCGAGGCCCTGTGGAACGGCAAGACCACCAACGAGAAGGAGCAGATGGGCCGGTGCGCCGACTATCTGGAGCGGGCCCTGAAGCGCTGCGGCTGCGAAGTCATCAACGCTCAGTATGGCGGCATGTACGACCGCGTCCGCGATTCCAACAACTGGCCTGCCGACCTGCATATTGCGCTGCACACCAACGGCTTCAACGGCAAGGTAGCCGGTACGCGGGTGCATTGCTACCCCAGCGACAAGAGCCGCAAGATTGGCAAACTGATTCAGGACCGCATCGCGCCCATGTCGCCGGGCACCTCCGAGCGGCTGATCGAGGACACGCGCCTTTACGAGCTGCGGGCACCCACCATGCCCGCCGTGCTGCCGGAGTTTGGTTTCCACGACAATCCGGAGGAGGCTCAGTGGCTCATCGACAACATGGAGGCCATCGCGGAGCAGACCTGTCAGGCGGTGTGCGAGTTCTTCGGCATCCCCTATATCGCGCCGGACAAGCAGATCGACCTTGATCCGGAGCCGGTGCCCGATTCGGGCACGATCTACCGGGTGCAGGTGGGCGCGTTTGAGAGCAAGACTAACGCCGACATTTTCCTTGATGCCGTGCGGGCCAAGTTCCCCGGGGCGTTCATCGTGAAGGTGTAAGGTACCTCTGAGCGAGGCGTGAGGCTACGATCCGCCGCCCTCCGTCTCCGTGAAAAAGCTCCGCAAGCTCACGGCGTAGGAATCAGCATGAATCCGATACATCGTGATATCCGGGCAAAGCTACAGTCTATGGCGCCCCAGCGGGCGGTGAAGTTCATCGCCGGGATGGGATTGCCAAGCGACGAAGAATTTTTCCTGATCGAGTGTGACGTAAAAGGCAAAAGCTACGCGCAGTTGTGCGCCCAGCAATTCGTCACGCCGGAGTTCATCAACCGGCGACGGCGGCGCGCTTACGGGAAAATTGCAGACCATATAAAGAATTTATAGTCAAAAGACCAAACAATGACCATTTATCGGCCATTTGTTTGGTCTTTTTTGTTTTACAATTTAGTTAACAAGGAGGTGCGGACATGGCATATTTCAATCCCTATCAGCCGATGGATTACGGCAGCCCTTACGGATACCCTTCTGGCGGCCCTCAGAGCGCCGCAGGAGGCCCGCAGGCGTTCATGGGGCAAGTTACCCGCGTGAACGGCAAGGGCGGCGCAGAGGCCTTCAGAATGGCTCCCAACAGCTCCATCCTGCTGATGGACGAGCATGACCCTATTGTTTGGCTCAAGACAACGGACGGTGCGGGGTATGCCACGGTGACGCCGTACTCGGTGGCCCCTTACCAGCCCGCGCCGGTGGTGGATGTCAACAGCCTGGAAAGCCGTGTGAAAAGATTGGAGGAGATGCTCAGTGGCAAACCCGATGATGCAGATGTTAAGCGGCAGAGCAAGGCCGAATAATCCGCTGGCGATGGTGGCGGAGTTCCGCAAGTTCGCGGCGGGCATGACGCCGCAGAAAGCGGAGGCGGAGATCAACCGTTTGCTTTCCTCCGGGCAAATGAGCAAAGAGCAGTTTGCAAGCTTGCAAGAACAAGCAAAGATGTTTGCGCAATTCTTGAGATAAACCGGGTCGACACGGATTATCATATAATTTTTGATGGAAGGAGCAACACACATGGGCGAGAATATGAGCCTGTCCGATATCGCCGCCGTCACTCGCGGCACGGACAATGACGGCTGGGGTTCCGGTTGGTTTCTGATCGTCGTACTGTTTCTCTTCATGTTCGGCTTCGGCAACAACGGCTGGAACCGGCAGGGAGAGTTTGGCCAGTACGCCACGGCAGCCAGCCAGCAGGAGATCCTTTTCGGCCAGCAGTTCGGCCAGATCAACGACCGCTTGACCAATATTGGCAACGGCATCTGTAACCTCGGCTACGAGATGCAGGGCAACATTGGCCAGCTGGGCAAGGAGATGGCGCTGGCACAGAGCGGCACCAACATGACCATCATGCAGACCGGCAACGGCATCCAGGCACAGCTGGCGGAGTGCTGCTGCAACACGCAGCGGGCCATCGACGGCGTGAACGCCAACATCGAGGCCAAATTCGCCGCGCTGGAGAAGTCCCAGCTGGAGCAGCGGATCGCGGAGCAGTCCGCCCGCATCGCCAGTCTGGAGATGGACAACCGCATGTATGGAGTGGTGCGTTATCCCAACGGCTACACCTACAACGCGGGTATGTCCCCCTTCTGCGGCAACGGCTGTGGCTGCGGCAACGTGTGAGTTGTTGCAAAATTTGCAACAACCAGTACGCCCTTTCAGGCGAGGCAAGCGGGGCGGCAATAGCTGCCCCGTATTATTTTGAGGAGGAAATTATCATGAGCAAATCTGCAATCTATACCACCAACACCAGCAAGCCCACCATCGCCGTGGGCGGCGTTGTGCCGGTCGGCGTGACCACGCGCCGGTTCGGCTGCAACATCAAGCAGGACGGTAACACCATCACTCTGTGCGGACAGGGCTACTATCTGGTCAACGTCAGCGCCACCGTAGCGCCCACCGCCGCAGGAGCCGTCTCTCTGACTGTCCAGAAGGACGGCGTGGAGATCATCGGCGCGACCGCGACAGAGACTGCTGCCGCTGTCAATGATGCACTGAATCTTGCCATCACGGCGCTGATCCGCAACGCCTGCGGCTGCGAAAGCAGCATCCTGTCCCTGATTCTGGGCGGCACCGAGGCCGTGGTGGAGAATCTTGCCGTCACGGTCGAGAAACTGTGAGGTGCGCCATGAAGTTGATCCAGAAGCTGTCCGAAATGGTCGATGAAGAGATCGGCGACGCACACAAATACGCCAAGTGCGCGCTGGAGTACAAAGACACCAACCCCAACCTGTCGAAGGTGTTCTTTGACCTCTCCGCCGCCGAGATGCAGCACATGACCATGCTGCATACCGAGGTGGCGAAGCTGATCGAGAAGTACCGGCAGGAGAAGGGCGAGCCGCCCGAGGGCATGAAAGCCGTCTATGACTATCTGCACCAGAAGCAGATCGACAAGGCGGCGGAGGTCAAGACCTTGCAGGGGATGTACCGGGGCGTGTAGCACTCCTCTGCCGATTGCAATTCATCTGTAATTTCATCTGTAATTTTTAACCGAAAATTACAGACAACTACCAAAATAGCGTTATGAGTTACAGAATAGCGAGTGCCAGCAAACCCGCATGAATAAAAGAAAAACCGAGGAACCGTTGTGATTCCTCGGTTTCTTGATTTGGTGCCCCGTCGGGGATTCGAACCCCGGACACCCTGCTTAAAAGGCAGGTGCTCTACCGACTGAGCTAACGGAGCGTTTGCTATGAAAACAGGCCCTGCGGCCCGGTCAACATCTGGCAGGGATGGCTGGACTCGAACCAGCGGATGAGGGAGTCAAAGTCCCTTGCCTTACCACTTGGCGACACCCCTGTGCGGAAAAAAGAGATCAGGGATCAGGACGTTTCCTGATCCCTGATCTTCTGTGGGGTGGGTAAAGGGACTCGAACCCTCGACACCCGGAACCACAATCCGGTGCTCTAACCAACTGAGCTACACCCACCACATGGACATCCACATGGGATCAGCCGACGAAGAAAATTGGCACGCCAGAAGGGACTCGAACCCCTGGCCTACTGCTTAGAAGGCAGTTGCTCTATCCAACTGAGCTACTGGCGCATAGTGACAAGTTGGAGCGGGTGACGGGAATCGAACCCGCATCCCCAGCTTGGAAGGCTGGTGCCCTGGCCATTGTGCTACACCCGCATGCGCCCTCCGCAGAAATCGTCAGCTTTGTTATATTAGCACATGACCGCCCCATATGTCAAGGAAAAAATCGAAAAATTCCCTCTTTGCCATCCATTATCATTAAACGCACAGAGACTCAAACGAGTCGGCTGTGCGTTTTTTCTTTACTACAACCCCATAGGACGGAGGTGAGACTGACGGGAAAGTACCGCTACCTGACCTTCGAGGACAGGAAGAAGATCGAGGCGTGGCATCTGCTCGGAGATCGGCCGGTCGATATTGCGGCCCGCCTGAGCGTCCACCACACCACGATCTACAAGGAGCTCCAGCGAGGCGCGACCGGCGCGCTGGACGCCAACCAGCGCGAAGGGTACAGCGCAGAGCTCGCCGAGAGGCGGCTGCGTGAGAGCTTCAAACGCAGAGGTAAACGAGCACCGGCCGCACAGTAGCCAAGAACACCCGGCAGCGCCGGGCCGAAGAAAGGAGACCCCCATGAGAAGCAGAAGAAACAACACGACCCTGACACGCAAGGTTGACAAGTGGAACCCTCGCAAAGTGTGGCTCATTAAGCGCTACGCCGACGGCCACTATGCCATCAACCAAGAAGTCGGCGGTCGTGTTTTTTATTCCAGCTACCAGAGAGCGACCAAGGCGCAGATCACCGCGATCTTCGCCTGCTGCTAAAAACGCCAAGATCCCCGGGAACCCCGGGCCAAGTAGAAAGGAGCACACCATGAAATACGATCCAAACGTGTACGGCTATGTCAACGGAAAACCGACGTACAGCCGAGACGAGTTCATCTTCACCGTCCGAGGCTTCGGCCCTATCGAAAACGACGCCGATCTGCTGGCCTTCGCCGAAAAGGTGACGAGCCGCTGGTACAACGCCGGGTGGCATCAGACCTTTGCCGCCTACTACCTCAGCGACTACGCCCTGAGCGAGCCGGGACGCAGCCTGACCGTGAAGGAGTTCAACAGGCTGAAGGAGCTCCAGCAGGCGGCTCGAGAAGCCGAGAAGGCAGCGGACGACGCCCGCGAGTGGAAACTTCATCAGACGATCTACTGGGCCGACAACAGCGTCGAGGAGATCTGGATCGACAAGAACGGAGCTACCAAGAGCATCATGACCGTCGGCCCGCACGGCGACGCCTGCTGAGGAGGTGCGGAACATGAACACCAAAGCCATCCGGCAGCTCGCCGACGTCACGCTGGACAAGTACCGCAGCTCGATCCCTCGCAAAGCCTTCGAGGAGTTTGTGAAGGACATCATCACCGGCGAGAACCGCGCGACCGCCTTCAGATACGAGGCGGCCCCAATCTGCCGGGCCTCGTTCCCGTCCACGCTGGACGAGGACGACGCCCGCTGCACCGTGGAGGTCACGGTCTACCGGCTGAACGCCGTGGCCGTCACCGCCTTCCTGCTGGACGGGCCCGAGACGCTGCTGCGGCACATCGGGCTCGACGAGCGGGACACATACACCACCAAGCACGAGATCGACGACCTCGTCACCGTCGTGCACATCACCAGAGAGGAGGCGCCAGCATGGCAGCACTG